CTGCCATTTTGTCTGTCTCCTTCGAGGTCGAACCAGCTGCCGTCTTTGTCTCCCAAAGTTGTAAAGCTAACGTGAAAGTGCGACCGATGAGGGTTAGCACCTCTGTATTTTCTGCGCTTCCAATTCATAATGGGACTCATAATTTTGCCATCGTAAATTATGTATTTAATCCGCTTATCGCCTCGCTTGGCGCATTTACGAATCTTCTCCACAAGGGCATAAGCCTCTTCTTTGTGGGCATTGAGATCCGCGTCAATATCTAAAGCTCTGACGATTCCTCGAGCGTCTGGTATATGGTCAGAATTACCTTTAGCAATGTGACGAGCGTCAGCAATCCAACCATCGCTGTGACGCTGGCGATCAGGATAATCGTCGTCAATTTGTTCTCTTAATTGCTGACCAGCTTTGCACAGTTTAGGCATTACTTCCCTAATTTGAAACCTTCGGGAATTGGCTGTGAGTAATTCCATTCGGCTATATAAGCACCTTGTCCATCAGCATCATCGTATAAAACTATTCCCAATTTTAATAAATCTGCCGTATCTTCTAATTGCAAGGCATCAACAATTCTTTTCCATAGTTCCATTTTTATGCTCCTACAAATTGAATTGAAAAATTAGTTAAATCATCAGCATCAGTCAAGTAAGCAATTAAATTGCCACCTGAATTTTGATAACCTTGTAAAGAGATGTAATCGCCCTCTGCCAAATAACCAGTCCAATTGATTAAGTTACTGACAGAAGTTCCTGTCTGAGCAAAAACGTCACCAGCGTAAATCGCGGTGGAACCATTTTTTATAAGACGAACAGTCCTACGTCCCGTTGTGTTATCACCCCAACAAATTTGAACTAAAACAGTATGATAACCAGCTCTCCCTGTTGGAATTGTAAATCTGTCGGTGTTAGTCGTAGTTGAATGGTATCCACCGACATCAAAAAACTCACTATTGAAAGTTAAAGCAGTCAAACTTGCATTTGGTATTGATTGATTCGTTGAATTATAAACAGATGCTCCATAAAACGATGGAGTTGATGAAGCTGGCGCCGCCCATTTCAAGCCTGTTGCGGTTGTCGAGTCTGCCGTTAAAACTTGGCCGTTTGTTCCAACCGCTAATCTTGCAGGAGTGTCAGCAGCGGTCGCAGATATTAAATCACCTTTAGCGTCAAGAATTGTCAATGGATCAACGGACGACCAAGTGAAGTCCATATCAGTGTTGGAAGCTTTAGCAAGCACTTGTCCGGTTGTGCCACCTTTGAGATCAACAAGAGAGGTATCAATTGCGCTGCCTAGCGTTCTAATCGCTAAGGCGCCGTCCTTTACAAGGTCGGTGTCATCGGGCGTCTCCCACCCGAAATTCGTCGTTGTTGCCATTAACTAATCACTCCAATCGCGTCCTGCCATTCTAGGGTATTAAGCACACTATTCCAGCTTTCTGCCGCATTGACTTGGTTCCATCTTTGGGCGACTGCCGAGAATTCTGTTGGTGAAGCGTTAAGCGTTATTAAAAGGCCCGAGACTGAGGCTCTGAATGTCCAGCCCTCGACATAACCGGTAAATTCTCCACCCAGCAATTGTGGCGGAAGGTTAGTGATGCGGATCGGTTGGCCCATAAAGATAGAGAGCAGCGCATCGCGGTCGCCGTTGTCCATCTCTGGGTTTTGAATGGGAAAGGTGATGGATTGGAATAGGTAACGAGGATAGGCGCGAAGCTGTATTACTCGATCCGCCATATCTTCGACATCCGCCGCGTTCTTGACATAGCTTGAAAACTGCTCGGCATAAAGGCCATAAGTGGCCTGTGAGTCAGCATCTTGGGCGATATATTGGCTGTTAAAGTTATTGCCGTAATCAATGATGACTTTGTTGGCTAATTCCCCCTGTCGCTGGACGATTCCAATTCCTGCGCCAATTGCGTGATTGGCATCGAGGTCGGTATATCCGTTAGCCACAAGGTAATCCTGCCGGTGGCTGGCGTCAGCGTAACCGATAAGGCCATTGGCATCTTCGTATAAATATCCAAGAGCTGAAGAAGCGATTTGATTGGCGATATTGGAAATTACCGCGTCGGTGAGTTGGCGGCTCACCATCGTATATTCGCCAGCATCAATTTCACCTAAGCCAATATTTTCAGCATTAGCCCAAGTCTCTGTCGGATCATAGGTATTCCAAGTTTCGGCAGCTGGGACTTCGTTCCAAGAGTTAAGCAGTAGATCATCGAGCAAATCTTGTATCTGTGCGCCGTCTAATCCTTCGGCTAGGTTGCCGTCAAAGGTTGCCCTTTGCAATCTGCTTAGAGGGCCAATTGCTGTGATGTTGATTGTTGTGACCGCCGCAGCGTTACCAGCTGAGGTGACAACTTGGCGAATATCTGAGATGCGACCGCTAAAGATAGGCACATAAGTCGCTGAACTATTTTGAACTTCGATAAGTATCGAGGTATTGACGGAGAAGTTATAAACCGCGTTATCGGTGTTAATAAGCCTAAGTGAGCAATAGCCAGCAGGGGTTGGCGAGTTAATGTCGGTTCTGCCTGTTGTAATTTGCAGGTCAGCCAAAGTGACTGAAGTGACCTCTGTGCCATTGGCTTTAATTCGCCATACGGGAGTCCAAGCTGTCATAGGATCTGGGCGTTAGTCCTGAGATCGCCAGCGCCGGTCGTGCCGCGATTAGTGGAATTGTTCAGGGCTAGAACGACTGCTCGGGTGAATCCTTCTTCGTCGATAACGCTTGGAGCATTGACGTTAATAATGACATTCCCTTGTTCTTCACCAGCTCTTACAGCTGCAACGTCGAAGTTAGACGGAATTGCTTTGCCACTTGGGACGATGGTAGTTGTGACAATTGGAGTTGTTGCAGTTGTTGTCGGTGTTGTTACCTTTGGCGTTGTTGGTGTGGTCGCCGTTGATGGAACACTTGGGGTCGTTATTTTAGGCGTTGAAGGCAACGACGGAACTGAGGTTGAAGGACTAGAAGTTGTAAATGATGGCTTAGATATTGTGCTGACATTGGGCAGGATTGGAATCGCATTGTAAGCGCGAATAAGTGCGTTGATGCTGTCAATCGCAAAGGATACAGCTGATTTAATGCCATTAACGACTGCACCAATAACGTCCAAAATACCGCCAGCAATTTTGCCTAAGAAGCGAAGGGCATCGCCAAAGCCATTCAAGATGAGTGGAATAACAAAGTCTTTGATGATTGTGCCTAAAGTTGTAAGAGCCTCTCGATTACGTTCAATGGCGTCCTGAACTGGTTTGAGAGCTGCATCTTTGAATTGGATAAATTTAGGAATGACTGTGTTGATGAAGAAGTTGAGTAGGTTTTGCAACGTAGGCAATAACGCAGCACCCACCGACTCTTTAGTCTCATCGAACGCGACTTTGAGGCGTTCAATTTGTCCTTCAAAGGTATTGGCTTGAGTTGCCGCAGCTCCGCCAAAGGTGCTGGCTAATTGCTTAACAGTTCCCTCTAAGCCAAGAGTTTTGATTTCTGCTGATGAAAGACCGATACCTAAACGCGCCAATGAGGCTGTGTTGCCTTCATACGCTTTACCAAGTGCATTGGAGACAGTCTCAACGTCCTTACCCGTTGCGGCTGATACGTCTAAAGCAAGTGTAAGCAGTTCTTGAGATTTCTCGACTGATCCAGTAGCGACTGCAAGACGTTGAAGGGCTGGACGAAGTTTGTCATCTGCTACGCCTGTGGCAAGTGAAGTCTTAAGTATTTGTTCTTCGACGGACGCAATTTGTGCATCGGTAGCAGCTGTAACGTTCTGAAGAGCTAGTGCTAAGCGCTTTTGAGCGGCTTCATCTTCAATGGCAGCCTTGACGCCTTCAATGGCTAACTTGCCAGCATAAGCAGCAGCCGCAGCGGCAGCAGCAGCGAAAGCAGCGGCAGCAACCTTGCCAAATTTCTCCAGCTTACCGCCAAAACCTTCGACCTCTTTCGAGCCCGTATCTAAATTCTTTTTTAGGTTATCAACATCGGCAAGAATGGATAATTTAAGTGTTCTACTGCCAGCCATTAAATATCCCACTCCTTAAGAATGTAAGCAAATCCTTCTTCCCACTTATCAACTAATTCAGGCTGAATTTTGCGAAGGGTCGGGTAGATAAAATAACCTGCTGCCCCTCTACCAAGTCGAGGACTTCTTCTGGGAAATTGTCTAAAACGACTAGATCCAAATTCAAGACCCGGCCAGAGACTTTGTGTAGTGCCGCCACCTGAAAAACGCTGAGTGGCAAATCCGTAAGAGAATTCGCCAATCTTGGACGACTTTTTAACCCTGACTCCTTCGGCAACTCGCTGGACGGCTGCGGCTGATTTGAATCGGTAATAAGCAGCTTGTTTAATTTCATCAGCTGCGTATTGAGCCAAAGAATTAGATAATCTTTGCGCCTGTTTTTTTGATTCTTCGTCCATTGCTTTGAAGGCCTGAACAATATTGCGCAACTCGCGGCGATCATAAGAAATCGCTTCATTTTCCACCTTTGCGCTCCTTCAATATCTCAATCGCCGTTAGAACTTGGTCTATGTCAGTCCACTCGCTCATTGGAATACCGGTTGCAATTGCAATCTCGATTATTAGTCGGTTGATGCTTCCGGCTTCGAAACTTTTGGGCTGTCATCTCCAATCGTCATTTCTTCTACCGATAACTCCCACACTTCTTGGGATTTTGTCGGCTTCCCAGCCGCGTCTCGCTTGTAAGCAAAATAGGCTAGGTCGAGGAAGTCCGCTTGCTGATAAGCCGAAATATCCTTCATCGAATAAATTGACTTACCCGTTTTGCGTTCCCACTTTGCCCACTCTGGGAGTCCAGCGTTGTAGGTGACTTCCTCGCCATTCGTATATTTAATTGTGATTGCTAACTTCATCTCCCGATTCTCCTGATCTCTTAGCTGAAGGTCTCTGTTACTTCACCCTTTGAAACTTTGAAGGTGAAGGATACTGTCTGTGCGTCAATCCCTGATCCGCCAGCTGTTGGGAACTCTGGAAGGATTGGGAAAACAAATTGTGCGCCAGTTGCAGCGGTTAGGGTTACGCTGATTGTTGTATCTGGTGCGGTCTCTGCTGCTGTCCAAAGTGCTTCGCATACAGAGTTTGCTTTGCCCCAGTCTGCGAGCATATCAAGCTGGAAGGTGCCTTCGATATTAACTGTCTTGTAAGCCTCGCCAT